TCTCCTTTACCGGAGTCTTTTAGACCACCACATCCTTCACACGCTAGTACAGCACAACAAGATTGGGACGATGCGATCTCGCCGGTATAGCAAAAAGAAAGGTCCGGTAAGATCTAAGAAAGTTAAACATGATGGCATACAATTTGCTTCAGGTTTAGAAAAATATATGTACATAGCTTTGAAAAAAGCTAAGATTAAAGCACAATATGAGGGACAAACTTACGAGCTTGTCCCTTCTTTTAACTTCGATCAAGAAGCTTATGAAAGACAAAGTAATGGAAAAGGTGAATACCGTAATCGAGGTAATAAGAAGATACTTAATATTAAGTATACGCCAGATTTTGTGGGAAATGGCTTTATCATTGAATGCAAAGGACGTGCTAATGAATCTTTTCCCATACGCTGGAAGCTATTTAAAGCTCATGTATGTAAAAACTTACCGAACGTTACGTTATATAAACCTCAAAATCAAAAAGAATGCGACGAGACCGTGAACTTAATTCTTGGGAAAGAAAAGACCTAGCAAGACGTATGTATACAAAACGTAAACTTCAACAGTTTATTGATTGGAGTATAGAATCAAAAGGTTATTTAAAATATAAAGATCTAATTAAATATAGCAAAAAATATGGCGAAGCTGACACTATCACCGTATCGGGCGACTACTAAAAAGAAAAGACCTGGTGTTCATAGTAAATGTAAAACATCTAGATCTAAAAACAGTATTAACTATAGAAAAAAATATATAGGACAAGGCCGATGAAAGAATCAACACTATTAGAAATGCAGAACAAAATAAAGTCTATGACAAATGTTATGCAACAAATGATAAATGAAATAACACATCTTAGAGAACTAAGTATTGGCAGTTTAGAAACGATAAAACTAATGCCTGGCTATCAAGATGCCATTGATGCTTTAAAAAAGCAAATGGAAGATAAAATAAAAGAAAACCAAAAAGCAAAACAAAATGGAGTTAAGCAACAAGATACTAAGTGATATTACTGTTTATATGAAGTATGCTAAATATGTGCCAGAATTAAACAGAAGAGAAACATGGGAAGAGCTAGTTACTAGAAACAAGAACATGCATATCAAAAAATATCCTGATCTTACTGACGACATTGAAGCTGCTTATAAGTTTGTATATGAAAAGAAAGTTCTACCATCTATGCGATCGCTACAGTTCGGAGGTAAGCCGATTGAGATCTCGCCTAATAGAGTTTATAATTGTGCTTATTTACCTATTGATAGCATTGAGTCTTTTAATGAAATAATGTTTTTATTGCTTGGTGGTACTGGTGTAGGATATTCTGTACAAAACCATCATGTAAATAAATTGCCAGCAGTTAATCAACCTTATGGCAAAAGAACACGAAGGCATTTAATTGGAGATAGTATTGAAGGTTGGGCTGATGCAGTTAAAGTTTTAATTAAGTCTTATATGGGTCCTAAGAGATCATCTAAGTTAATGTTTGATTATTCTGATATTAGACCAAAGGGAGCTCAATTAGTAACGTCTGGTGGTAAAGCACCAGGTCCACAACCTTTAAAAGAGTGCTTAGTAAAAGTAGCTGGTATATTATCAAATGTTGAAGACGGTAATAAGCTTTCTACAATACAAGCTCATGATATTGTATGTCATATTGCAGATGCTGTGTTAGCCGGTGGTATACGTAGAGCAGCTTTAATTAGTTTGTTTTCAGCAGATGACGAAGCAATGATAGGTTGTAAGTCTGGACACTGGTGGGAAGAAGCACCACAAAGAGGTAGAGCTAATAATTCAGCTGTACTTATGAGACATAAGATAAGTAAAGAATTTTTTATGGATCTCTGGAAGCGTGTTGAGTTATCAGGATCAGGTGAGCCAGGTATTTATTTTAACAATGATAAAGACTGGGGAACAAATCCTTGCTGTGAAATAGCTTTAAGACCATATCAGTTTTGTAATCTATGTGAAGTAAATGCAAGTGATTTAGTAGATCAAGATGATTTTAACGAAAGATGTAGAGTTGCTTCATTTATAGGTACACTACAAGCTGGTTATACTGACTTTCATTATTTAAGAGACATATGGAAAGATACGACAGAGAAGGACGCCCTTATAGGTGTATCAATGACAGGAATAGGCTCTGCCGCTGTGCTGCAGTTGGATATGAAGGCCGCTGCAGATATAGTAGTGTGGGAAAACAAAAAGATAGCAAAACAAATAGGGATTAAATCTGCTGCAAGATGCACAACCGTGAAGCCTGCTGGGACAACATCTCTGGCGTTAGGAACTTCATCTGGTATTCATGCATGGCATAATGATTATTATGTGCGTAGAGTTAGAGTTGGTAAAAACGAGAGTATGTATAAATACTTAATTGAAAACCACCCTGAATTAATTGAAGACGAATATTTCAGACCTCATGACACTGCTGTTATTAGTATACCACAAAAAGCACCTAAAGGATCTATACTTAGAACTGAATCACCATTTGATTTACTTGAACGTATAAAAAGAGTAGCAACTGAGTGGGTACAACCTGGCCATAAGCGAGGTAGTAATACTCATAATGTTTCAGCTACTGTTAGTTTGAAAAAAGAAGAGTGGGATAAAGCTGGTAAATGGATGTGGGACAATAGGGACTATTATAACGGGCTATCTGTCCTACCTTATGATGGTGGTACTTATACTCAAGCTCCTTTTGAAGATATAAAATCATCACAGTATAAAGAAATGATGAAGTCATTGACTGATATAGATCTAACTAAAATAACAGAAGTTGAAGATGAAACAGATTTATCTGGCGAGCTTGCTTGCGCTGGTGGTGCTTGTGAAATCGTGTAATAAAAAAGAAAAACCTTGTAAGCAGGATGTAGATAACTCTACGTCCTGTGAGCTAGATACTCATCCATTATATTGGATGCCAGTGTGTGGGTGTAACGATAGTGTTTACTCAAATCATTGGGCAGCTAAAAAAGACGGAGTAATTAACTATGTTAATATTCCTGATACTTTTTCTGCAGGTTATTGTTCATATTCTAATTATAATTAATTTGATAGAATCTTTTATTTACGGTTTATTAGCTACAGGTATTATGCTAGCTATAAACAAAGTAGTTATAACTATTTTTTTAAAAGCAAAACAAACAGGTGTAGGTTTAATGTATGGCAGCATGGCTGCTAAGTTATTATTCTTAAGTATATTTACTTTAGTTATAGAAACTGATTTACAAAAGCCTGTTATATATTGTTCTATAATATTAATAGGAATAATATATTCTAATTTAAATACAATATTAAAATTAAAATGAAAAGACTAGCTGTAATAGGTGGTATTGGCATGATGACATTTGCTGGTACAAATATGATTTGGCATAAACAAAAGCCAAACTTTAATGCAAACACACTTGCAATAGCAAGCGGCGCTTTCATAGTGTCAATAGGTATAACTATTAAAATATGAATTATGTGTGACGGATGTCCGGGCGGATTTTGCCCATGGTGCTAAATATAAAAAGGGGAAGTCGTAATGACCTCCCCTTTTTTGGTTACAGGAACTTTGGGTATGGTGCCCAGTTTTTTTATGTTCCTTATTTTTAAAATCCAAAGTTACTTCTATCTTTGTTTTCAGAATCACTTGTTCCTCCTCCGAAGAAACTTTCTCTTTGTTTCTTTCTTTCTTCTAAACCTGTTTTTGCATTCTGTTTTTCCCAGTCTTTTTTCATATCAACTAGTTGCCATTTAGGATAACCGGTTAATAAGGCAGCTCTAGTTAGCCAGTCATTCTCTTCATCCGTTGCATCTGCTAAATTTTGCGCTTTTTTTCTTAACCTCTCTAGTGATATTCCAGCAACTCCTTCAACTATGTTAGTTGTAACCTGTAATAAAGGGTTGCTAAAAGAAACTGGTCCAGGCATTTCTTCTACTTTGTTTTCATAAACATAAGCAGCAGATTTAAGCTTTGAAAATCTACTATTTATACCAGGAGATAGTTGAGTTAGCTTTTGAACTGCATCTATATATTCAGGATTGTTTCTTTCACTTCTTTCAACAAGATCTAACATTATGTTTTTACCAACTACAAATGCATTACCTCCTATTCCAAAGCCTCTAGCATAACTATCAAGCATACCCATTGCTGTTTTCTTTTGTTTTTCTGTTATGCTGTCTTCATCTGCCATAAATAAAGCTTGTTGAAGAGCATTGAATGCTAGGTTTTGAACAAAACCGTAATATAATATTTTACTCACGTTAGCCTTAGTATCACCTCTTCCATTTTTAAGATCTTGTGCTGCTCTAGCTTGTAGTCTTAAGTATTGCGCAGGTGTATTAGCAAATGCTAACATAATCCTACCAGGTGTGCTAGCTTGATCAGCACCTATTTTTGAAGGATCTCCAGATTGTTGAGATTCTCTAGCAAGCTTAACCCACTCTAGTCTAGCTTGAGCAGCCGCGTCTGATTCACTCATTTTTTCACGGCTCATCAAGTCGTTTATTCTATTTCTATAGAAACTTGCACCACCAAAAGATATTGCAAAGCTATCAGCCATCTTAGTCATAACATAGCCTTTATCATGCAGGTAAGATAACATGCCTTGATAACCATTTTTCTTAGCAGCAGCAGCAATTTCAGCTTCATTGATATTTATTTTATTACCACCTCTTCTTTCAGTTAGAAATGGATCGTTCATAAGAGTAATATAATCTTTAGCAAACTGAGGTATATTAGCAAATGCTGCAGTAGCTTTTAAAGGATTATTAAAACTCCAGTTGACGTAGTTAGCAGCAGATATAGTTTGTAATAAAGCAGATCTAGTGTTTAGAGTCATTGTAACTGCGTTAGTATTATTTATAATATCTAACATCCTGTTACCAACTTTTGTACCTATATCTAATCTATTTGTTCCAGCTTCCATACGAGCAAACATGTTTTCTAAAGCATCCATGTATTTGTTGCCTAAATTTGCTCTTAATTTATTTTTATTATCTTCATTAAATATTTGATCTCTATTATTTAAAAATTCTGCAAGATATTTTTTTCTTTTTACTGTTTTACCTATCTCCATAAGATCCATAGCTATATTACCTGTGTTCCAGGTTTCAGTTGGTTTACCATATGTTCCTTCACCTGTAGCTTCTAGTATTTTTCCAGCAAAAGATTGTAACTGAGGATCAGATTCTACTTGATTAACAAGCTTATTTATTTCTGCATCGCTTATACCAGGTATTTTTTCTCCAGATTGTTTCCATAAGTAAACTCTTACAGCATCTTGATTAGTAAAAGTAGTTTCTCCTACTTTTTCATTTAAGTTTTTAGGTGCTGTTTTCTTAGCTATTTTAAAACTATTATTAACTTTAGCCATATCTATTTCAAAAGCTTGTACACCTCTCTCATATGTATCTAACAATGTTTCTTCATAGAACTTAAACTGTCTTTCACCTACTACTCCTTTATCTAGTGTAGCATATAACAAACCTTTAAAATCTTCCATGCCGTAAGAAAGAAATCTCACACCATCTTTAGATGCGCCTAAGTTTTTAGCAGAAGCAAGAGAGTAGGATGTGTTTGGATCTATTTTAAAAACATTATCTATATAGCTATTAAACTCTTTACTTATATTTTTAGAAGCTAAGCTAGTATAGACGTCTCCAGTTATATCTAGTTGGTTAGTTACAAACTTAACAGCGTCGGTGTTAGGAAAATAATCATCGCTAAAGTTTAATTTATTATATTGTTTTCCATTGTATTCACCAATATAAAAATTAGGTATCTCAGCTGCTTTTTTGTTTTCACCAGACAAAGGACCATCTACAAAAGCTGTACCTTCAGTTGTTATAATATTTTCTATAGGTATCTCGTAACCTTTTTGTTTTAAGTAATTAAATATAGCTTCTTGAGAACCCGCAGCTCTAGCAGTCATAATAAACATGTCTTCACTACCTATTCTTTTATAATCTTCAGTCCACTTTCTCCAAGAAGGACCTGATTCTGCTCCTATAACTTGATCAAACTGTTCGTAGCTCATAGTGTAACCATCTTTTTCTAAAGCTTCTTTACGGGTGTTAAAATCTTGAGCATCGAGCTCTATAATTATCTCTCCCATTTTAGCTAAAACTTTACAATCAGTAAAAGCTACATTATCATCAAAGTCTCCAATAGAACATTCAACAACTTCTTTTGGGTCTCTACCTCTATTAATTAGCTTTTGATTACTAAGTCTATTTAAGCTTTCAGCATTTAAACTTAAATCTTCAACAACTGTAGATTTACCAGAACCTGGACTACCAGCCATCATTACAACTACTTTCTTTCCTTCTATAGCAAACTTAGCATTAACTCTATCTATAAAGTCTTGAGGTGTTTCACCTTGTTTTAAATTGTTGTTATCTAACTCAAAATAGTTTTTACCAAATAGTTTTTTGTATTTTCTTCTATTTGCTTCTGTTTGTTTCCAAGTTCTTTCTACTATAAAAGGTTCTAAACTTCTTTCTACTCTTCTAGCATTTCTCGCAAGAGATGTTTCTAAAGATGTGTTAATAAAAACCATAGAAACTTCATAGCCGTCAGGGACATTTTCACCTCGAAAATCTGTATATTTTTTAGCTCTCGCAGCAGTTGCATTGTAGCCAGCTCCAGTGCCATCAACAACTAGGTTATAGCCTTGATCTAAAGCGTGTTGCTCTATTTCAGCAGTTTTCTTTCTAGCTCTAGCCATATTTTTAGAAACAGAACTACGATCTTGCTGAGCAAAGGTTTCACCTTTTTGTTTTAATATATTCTCTATACCTCTATCTGGATTTAAATAAGTAGTATAAGCTTTATTTTTAAGTATCGCACCTACTATATCATTGCTATTAAAGTACTCTCTTGCTGTTATATTACCATCTCTTTTTATGTACTCTTTAGCTATTGTCTGATCATAGTATTCACCTTCTGCAAAGTTATATATATTTTCAGGCTCTGCTTTAATCATTTTAAATATCTGAGCTGTATTGTTTGGACCTATTTCTTTGTCCATCACATCAGAAACTTGTTTGTCAGTAAGTAGTTGAAAATATTCAGAAGAAATTAAATCATGAAAAGCCTTATTATATTTACCATTTTTTATAGCTTGAAATTTTAAAGCAGTATTCATAGAAGCATCCATAACATGCTCACCTTTTTTATGACCTTCATCAATGCCGTCTTTAAGAGTGGCACCTATGAGAGGAGCATAAGCTCTATCTGAAAATGTAGTATTAGTAGTCATTTGAAAATGCCTGTATAAAAACCTATCAGCTGCTGCTTTTTCTTTTTTAGGAACTGACAAATACCACTTCTGTAAAGCACTGTTAATAACAAAGTCATAATTTTTTAAAGCCTTAGCTATTTTAGGATCGTATACTTTATTTATTAAGTTTTCTTTAACAAGCTTAGTGCTACCTTTTACTATTTCAACTCCTTCAGTTTGTTTAAACTCAAACTTACCATCTGGATTCCACAGTATGGTTTTACCATCTCTACCTTCTAGCTGTATAACTTTTGCTACCTGTCCATTTTTTAAACCAGTAACAATGTTAAATATATCTTGTGTCTTAGTATTAGCTCCTACTATAGAATTAGCAGCTTCTATATTGTTTTCTTTTATATCTTTATTAAGTTGCTTTATAGCATTAGCAAACTCAGAGTCTTGTAATAATATATCTTCAGATATTTCTTTAGTGTTTTCTAAAGCTTTAAGAACTTTTTTACCTCTTTCGCTTCCAGCATTACCAACAGTTCTTTTAGCATCGTTAAATTTAGCTAATAAAAACGGTAGTGTTTGTTTGCTTCCAGGAAATTTTCCAACATTAAATACATTACCAAAAAATGGAGACTCCACGAACTTAATAAACTGTTCAGCGTGTTCGTCTCTAGCTGCTTCTGCTTGTTCTTTAGTTAGTTTTTTAGAAGAAAAAGATAAAGGCGCATCAAAATCAGGCATTTTTTCTTTTGTTACTTTTATAAAACCATCTCCGTCTTTCTCAATTTTTATTTGTTTTATAACAGCTGTCTTAATCAAAAAGTCAAGATCTTCGGTATTTTCACTATTTGATAAGACAAAGTTGTTTACTTTCTTATTAAGATCTTGAACAGTAAAGTCATAACCTGCATCAGCTAGTTCTTCTCTAATTGATTCTGAAATTCCAGCAGCGTTAAGCTCTAGACTAGTGGCACCCATCATATCACCTATTTCAAAAGCGTCTTTTAGTATTTTTTCTTTAGCAACACTTACTTCTATGCTATTAGTTACAGCTTTATCTATTTGATAAATTAAGTTTCTAAGTTTAGTAGAGTTGTTTCTAGTATTAGGCGTGTTAAAATAATCTCTTATTTCTTGTAATTTTTCTGGAGTTAAATCTTCTTGTTTAATTTTTTCATATATAGGATTACCTTGAGGATCTTTTTCTCTACCTTTTCTCTCATACAGAGGAGACTCTAATAATTTGGTTTGTATACCGGAAGATAATCCAGCTTGAGCATCGCTAGCTACTATAGATTCACCGCTAGCTGTGATTACTTCATTATAAGGAACAGAACTTCTAGATGGTAATATTTCTATTATACCAGTTAGTATTTGATCGGCATTTTCTACTTCTTTGTTTATACCTAATTTATCAAAAACTTTAGTAGCTAACTTTTTACCTATCTCTGTTGCTGAAGTATTTACTTGACCTGTTTTTTGATCTACTATTTTACCAACTAAACTAGGCTCTATCATTTCTATTATGCCAGATCTTGGAAAAGTATCTTTATAATTAGTAGAAATATCTGAACCAGTGCTTATGCTTTTAGCTACGTTGTTGTATAGATCTTTATTATAATAACCTCCTTCAATAGCTTTACTAACTGTTTTAGGCGTTCTATTAGTTATTATATTTGGAGTTCTAATTTCAGTTGCTTGCGTTTCTACATCTCGCCAACTATCTTCTCCTCCTAGCTCTTTGTTATAATTTTTATTCTCATCAAACTCAACCTTACCTGCATTGTCATAAACCCCAGCACGATTAAGAGCATTTACCCATTGCTTATTTAAAGCCCAGTTTAAGTAACCATCAACACTGCCTCTTCCGTCATACCTGTTAGCATATTTAACCAATTCTACCATTAATTCACCTGCAACGTCATCACGAACCTGTTGGTCTTTAGGCATTCTTAAAGAACCATGTCTAATCCAAATCTCTGGGTTGTTGGCCATGACCTCTGCTTTATAATAAGTTTCTGCAAGTATTTTACTTACAGTAGACGGATCAGGAGTATATTGATCATTACCTTTTTCGTCTTTACCTTTAAACTCTCCTTTTTCTCTTACTTCTTTTTCTAGGTTTTCTAGTACTGATTTAGATTCTAACTGCGTTGGAACAACTATATCTCCTTCAAAATCTTTTGGCGCTTTCTTTTCAGCTAACTCAATTTCTGTTTTTATTGACTCTGCGTCTTTATTTAATTTAGTAAGACCTATTTCACTTAACTTAGTTTTAGAGAGAGCTTCCATTATATCAAGAGTACTATCATTAATTTCTGTACCTCTATTAAGATCTCTAGTTAAATTGTTTATTTGAATCATTAGATCTTCAACAGTTCTAATTTCTACTAGCTTTGCATCTGAACCAAACATCGATCTTTTTAAATCTAAAAAGTCTCTTTTTAATTCACCAAGCCATGTAGAAGCTTCTATTGGATTTTCTATTAACAAATTTGATTTGTCACTGAATAATTCTATTAAGTTAGTTTTATATTCTTTTTCTAATATTTCAGCCTTTGTAAGCTCAGGATATATTTTTTGTAAAAGTTTTATAAGCGATTCATTAGTAGTTTTATCTCCTACAGTTACTTTTATATTATCAACTTTTGAAAGTAAAATTTCTTCTTGTCCAGCTTTTCTTCTAATGCTTTCTTTAGCTTCTGGATTTAATCTATAGTATTCTAAGTCTACTAAATGCTGCAACTCATGACCAGCTCTTCCAGCATTGTAACTTTCCCTAGAAAATACAACTCTATATTCTCCACCTTTTGCTATTACTTTGGCAGGGGCGCCAGCTAATACAGGGTTATTTGCATCTGTAAATTCAAATTTAAACTTTGGGGCTTTTGCTCCGGCAGCTTCGGCGTTAGCCGTTAATCTTTTAGTTACTGGGTTAGCTAAATTCTTTTCAAAAAGATCTATGTTGTTATAATCTTCAAACTTAATATCATGCTGTATATTCTGAGATAACATTGTTTGTAAGCCAAAAGACTCTTGAAGCTTAGTAAATCTTTCTTGTTGTGCTTTAGATAAATCTGCATTTTGTAATGCTTCTATAAACTCTTCGCCAGACATCTTTTTAAATTCTGAATTATCTAAAGAAAATTCTTCTCTTATAGCATTAAGCTCCTTACTGTTTTTATCAATCAAGCTACTTAGTACTTTTTTCTTTTTGCTTACAGATTGAAAATCACCTTTTCTTAAATGTGATACACCTGATATTCCAAATATAAAAGCATCTACCAATGTTTCTTTAGTAAATTCGTTAAACGCTTCATCATCGCCTGATAGCAAGTCACCATAGTTGTTTTCAAAAGCAGTTCTCCAAGGAGTGTGTCCTAGTAAGTCATCTGCAAAAACTCTAACAAACTTGTTAGCTTGTGATGATGCAGCTCCAACCCAACCTGCTTTAATTACTTTTTCATAAAAAGGTCTTAGTCCTGTAAAGTAAGTTTTAAAAGGGCCAATTGGTATTTTACTAGCCAACATACCAGCGCCTGTAAATGTTGCACCTGCGCCTGGTTCTAGTGGTGTACTAGGCACTGCCGCAAACTTAAGTTCTTCTAGTAACATAGCATCTATAACTTGACCAACTTTACCAAAGCTTCTAAATACACCTACTCCCTCTGTTGCTGCTCCAACTACAAACATTTCCATTAAAAAAGGAACCATACCACCTAAACCAGTGGATGTTAATTCAGCTATACCTTGTTTAAAGTTTTCTTTTTGTTTTGGGCTTAGCTTAATTTCTGAATCAGGATTTCTTTCATTATAACTATTAAAAGACGCTTCGACAGCGTCTAACGTCTCAACAGGGCTGTAACTACCAAATAATGCTCTATTAAAATTAGAAGAATACTCTGTGTCTCTAGCACCATAAAAAGTACCAGTTTGAAAAGCTTTAATAGTTTCTTGAAAAAAGTTAACAAAAGGATTAAACTCTTCGTTTCTATCAGGCATTTGCTCTAAGTTTATAACATTAAAAGCGCCTAACATAGCCTGCTCGTGTTGTTTCTTATCATCAAGCCAAGCAGTATAACCTCTAAAATCTTCTTCTTCAACTCCTAATAAAGCTTGATCTTTTTTGAGTAGCTCTGGGCTTATTTGATACTTGGCAAGTTTTGAATAACTTATTCTTGTTTTTTCATCGTCACCTATAGTAGCTAAAAAAGATCCAAGTTCAGATACTATAGCTATAGGTAACTCGTTTAAAGAAGCTTTGCTTTTAAGATTGTTCAATAAAGCAGGAGATATATCAATAAACCTCTTGTTACCTATCTGCTCGTTCTTCATTAACTGTAAAACCTCTATGTCGTAGTTGTCTTTAAACTTTTCTTTTGTTGTTCTGTTGTCAAAGTCTGAACTTAAAGAAGCTATTAAATACTCCATCTGCTGTTGAAGTGTATATGTCTGTTGCTCTGCTTCTGTTGCTCCATTAAAAGAACCATCATTGTTAAATAATGTTTCTAATTTTTCAGGTGCGTTTTTTAAATCTACTGTTTCTTCTAGTGTTAAGTCTTCACTATCTCTTTGTTTGTTAAGGTTTTCAATTTGCTTTAGTCTAGCTTTCTGCTGTGCATTAAGATTTGCTGTAAATTCATTTTCTTTTCTCTTTTTAAAATCAATAAATTCTTGCTTATCAGCATCTTTACTTAAATCAAAAGTTATATCAACAATATCAACCATCTGCTCACTAACTGCTTGATCTCTATTATAATTTATATTACTTATAAATTTATTGTTAGTTAATATAGATTTAACATCGTCGTCTGTTATATTTAAAAATTCATCTTTTTTAACCATGTTAATAACAGAAGCATTAATTTGGTTTTTAGCTTCTTGACTTAAGCTATTGTAATCTGCTTTTTTATTCATCAAAAGCTCATACGTTTGTTTTCTTTCTCCTTTTGAGTTAGGTAAACCAAAACTTATTGATTCAGCATATTCATCTAAAGCTAGGTTAAGTTTCTGTTCTGTTCTTTTTATTAAAGAATAAGGGTTTTTTGTAGTGCCTTCGTATTCAAATCCTTTATACTCATTGTCTTCAGGAATTAAACCTGTCATTTGATGTATGTATTTAGACTCTTCAGATACATCATCATTAGCTTCTATAAAGTTTTTAAAATCAATATATTCTTGATCTTTGTCTTTGCTTAAGCCTTCTATGTTTCTTCCAGTAACACCTGTGCTTTGTGGTCCAAAAAATTCTTGCTTTTCACCTGTCTGTATATTAATTACTTCTATAGCTCCACCAATAAATGTTTTGTTTATTTTAAAATTAGGATAAGAAGTTTGTAAAGTCTCTATATCTTTATCTATAAGATTTTCTATAGGAACGTGCTTGTATTTTTTTGGAGGATCAGTAACTAATTCTTTCTTAAGATCTGCTAACTCCGATGAAGTAGTTTCCAAGCTGGATGCCCCACTTTCTGGATCCGCAGTCGGGGCAGTTGTTGTCTCCGGATCCTCTGTCTTTTCCACGGGTTGTTCTTCAACAAGTTCTTCTACGCCTAGTATTTCGTTTTTAAGTAACTCTAAATCTTTGTTTTCCATAATATTATTTAAACATATTTACCCTATTACTGTGGCTATTTCTATAAGCTTCAACTGCGGCTTTCAACTTAGGACTGTTATTATCTTTCATTACCTTTATTCTACCTAAATACAATTCATCTTTAGCAGCGGCTATAGCTTCAGCTGATATTTCACCAGCTTTAAGAGCGTCGTACACTTCTTTTGTAGGTTTTGGTGCTTCACCTTTAACAGCTTTTAAACCATCCCAAGTTTTATTTAAATTATCTGCATCTGATTTATCTCCCGCTTGTTGATTTTGATAAGCAATTATAAGCAAGTCATCCATACTTCTGCCAGTATTCATTTTATAATCAACTAAACTAGCAGTTACATTTTTAGGTATTGAATCCAACTCACTAAGCTTAAATCCTAAATCATCTTCTACTTTTGGCACAACAGCTGTCTTTATATATTTTACAGCTTCTTCAGGAGATTTAGGTGTATCAGGGTATGTATTAGTATCTGTAAATCCATAACCAGGTGTACCAGTACCATCTGCTAAACCGCCTATTGTTTCAAAGTTAATTATTTTTCTATATTGATCATCTAAACTACCATCATTTTTATATACAGCTGCATCTCCTACTCTTGTATTAGAGCTGTAATCTCCACCTCCAAAGCTTGTTTCAGATAATTGTCCTACTTGTGCGGCAGGTGGTGTAGCTGCTTGAGGTTGTATACCTAATTGTGCTTGTACACTGTTATCTGCTGGTTGATTTAGTGGGGTAACGTTGTCTAAAGCTGCAGCTTGACTACCACCGCCTAAACCATTGGTTTCCCAAGGCCAGTCTATAGTGTTACTATTTAATGGTTTTTCAGCGCCTTCAACTTTTTCCATGTATTCATCATAGCTAATACCACCTTTTGATTTTGTACTAGTTATTCTAACACTTTCCTTTTCAGCTCCATTATAGTTTTCTTCAACTTCTCCACCAAACTCTTCAGAATTGTAGTAACCATCAACATGTCTTCTATCTGTAGTTCCTTGAAAATTACCTTTCATTAAACCTTGTTCTAATTTTCTTCTTGCTTGTGGATCATTTAGTTTAAAATAACCTTCTTCTGGTTGTATTCTACTACCATTTTTCATTACTAAAACCATGTTAGATGAACCTGGTTGCGCCGGCTCCATGCGAGTTATAGTATAGGTTGACGCTCCTTGACTATATGGCCTATCTTGTATATAGCGATTAAACTCAGCTAGTTGTTCTGTATCATTAGGTAATGTAGGTAGCAACTTGCCAACTTCTCCATGTACTTCCTCGTAGAAACTTTTAACAACTTTAGAGTTAGTATCTTTTGTAAACTGACGGCTTGTGGTTTCTTTATTTGGAGAAAGCATATCTTTATCACCGTCTGATATTAAAGGATCTAAATCTTCATATAGTCTAGTTTTTAGCTTTAGCATAGCCTGATCATAGCCTTTTTCACCTGGCTCAGGAAATTTAGCAGCTACATCTGCACCAAAATAAGCTTGAACAGCAGCATCAATACCACCATGTTTTTCTACCATAGCATCTATAGTTATAGCAGCTCCTTTACCAGTAATAAAATAATCTTGAGTTTTTTTCTGATTAAGAACTTTCATTTTAATAGGATTACCATTTTCATCGGTAGTACTATACATATCAAAAAGATTAACAGCTTTATTATTTTGTAAAGTTTTTATTGGAGTTCTCATGTCTTCTAGAACTTCCTTTTTTTCTTTAATTGTTTTAAAATAAGCTTCTTGATTACCATTCATGTAATTTTTCTTAGCAATACTTAAGTCTATAATCTCGGTGTCATCTGCCACGTTAAAACCTTCTTCATCTTCTCCTTGCCCATCAAAATATATAGTAGTACCTCCAGTTAAGCTACCACTTAACTTCATTCTACTCCATTGAATATCGCTTTGGCCTTCTTCATCTCCAGTCATAGCATTAAATATATTACTAAATTCACTACCAATAACTACACTTCCAGCTTTTTTACCGTCTTTTCCACCAGCTTTAATACCTTTAGCATGTGCATTAGCTAATCCTTCAAAAGCTACAAGAGATTCACCAAGATCGTTAGCAGCATCTATTTGGCCTTGGACAAACGCGTTTATTTGACTTTCAGTAGGATTTTTTATTGGCTCTTCTCCTTCTTTAGAAATGTATTGACCTGCTATAAAAGCCTTTATATTATCGTAACCTTCATTAAACCTACCAGCTATTTGATCACTAAATTGGTTCTTAGCATCTTTAGCCATATCTGGTCTAGTACGAGCAAATCTTCTAGAATCTGATCTAGCATCTTTAGTAGCTTTATTATATATATCTCCATAGCCTGAATATTTTTTAGCTTGTGCAGCTTTTCTAGCTTGCTTTCTTTTACCTATTAACTGCAGGTTGTCATCTACGTTTTTATAAAGCTTGTCTAATTCACCTCTGACTGTTTCAAATCTTTTATCGACTATTATCTGTGGATCTGCGTATCTTCCCATATTTATTTATTTTTTTATTAACCACCCATTGCTCCAGCAACGCCTGTTAAAGTTGATGCTGCTCCTGAAAAACCTTGAGCTACAGCTGCCATAGCATCTCCTCTATATTGATCTTCTCTTGCTATGTCTCTGTCTATTAAGCCTGCTGTTCTATCTAGCTTCTGTTGTTCTCTATTTTCTCTAACTCCAAAAGCAAATTGTTCGCCTTGAGCTTTTAGTTTTTCGTTTTGTACAAGCTGTTGTTCTATATTAGCAGAAACACCTTGCTTAGACTTCATAGCTGCTTGTGCTAGTGCTGTTGCACCACCAGCTCCCATACCTGTAGAAGCTAACGTATCTAAAGTATTTGCCAATGCTTTATCAGTTTCTTGTATTTGCATTTCAGCTGCTTGAGTAGCTACTGATATATTTTCATAAGGATTTATAATATCTTGTCTAGAGTTTTCTAACTCACTAAGTAAATTTTCATTTTGAATTCTTCTTTCTTCAGCTTCATTAGCTAACTTATTAGCCTGTGCTTGCTGTATGAAGCCCATTGTTATTTGCCCAGCAGCCATAACCCCTCCAGTGATGGCTAGAGTTGTGTCCATTTTACTACTCATATTTCTTGATTTATTTGTTTTTGTGGTAGAGCCACTACCAAAATCTTTTTCTATTTGTAAGTCTATATCATCGTAAGGTCCCATATTATATCACGTTTGTTCCTACTGTAAATAATTCTTTTATATCACCTGTGTTTGTGCTATCCGTGGTCATACTTACTTTGGCGACAAAACCTTTAACTCCAGTTATTGATTGACCGAACAATACTTCCTTAGGTCTTTGTTGACTATCATTAATTATATTAGCATAGTATTTATTTTCTCTAGGTTTAAAACCTGAGTAAAACTTTATTCCACCATCTGTATATTCGCCTTCCGCGTAGCTTAGTATTATTTTAGATTTATCACCTTGTGGCTCACTAACTCTTTTAGACTTGTCGTCTGTTCTTATGTAATCTACTTGCCACCCGTTACTACCTTCATAGTCTATAGTAGTAAAAGTTTTAACTCTGCTAGGGTTTTGGTTAAATATAAATACAACATTAGATTTGCTATATACACCATAAAAATTACCCATATCACAAGGAGTAATTTTATCAAAGACGTCGTCACCTAAAAAGCCACCCTCATAATGCTCGTACAACTTGCCATTTTTAGTACTAAAATACCTACTTTTCATACTAAAAGCTATATCAGGTCTATAAGTATAAAAACTAACCCAACCTTTTACCTTTTCATCAAAGTGTAGGGTACTATAATAATCACTTGTTTCTTCTATTGTTTTACTTGGAGCAGATCTTTGCAGAGAAACAACGTATTGATCTTGATAAGAATCGTAAGCTCCTACAACAGAATCTTTTACTTTTGAAACAAACCTACAAGTTCCTTGACTCGTTTCTCCTGAAGTTATAAAATCACTAAAACCTGCTTGCGTTAAAAATATAAGACGATTAGTAGTGTTTATCCCTGTTACTATAGCGTTTGTAGTTATGTATTGGCCAGAGGTAAGTGATAGTATTTCTAATACAGAACCTATTGAAGGAGCTGTTGCAGTTGTTAAAGCATTTTTAGCCTGTATAAAAGCACCTAATTCGTTTATAGGTATACTACTACCTATTGTAACAGGAGGCATTTGACCTTGTACTAAAAATTCTAAAGATGTAGAAGTTTTAAAACCGTCATCAATTTTATTAAGGTTATCTCTAAAGAAGTCTTTCATACCATACTCAGATATTTCAGTTATGCCATCTCTTGAAAGCCTTAATATTGAGTTTCTATATTTATCTGCAAAATACCTTCTAAACCCGTACTTAGCAAAAGATTCTGGGTTTCTGCTTATGCCATAATCTCCAGCATATGGAGTTATTTGACCTATTACTTGCTTAGCCGCAGTTGTCAACGCTTGGCCTTCAGCGGTAAATATAGCATCTTTATCTATCAATGCTCTATTTACTTTGTTTTCTTGTACAATAGTTAAATCATTGTCCATTGCATCCAGCAATTGTATAGAACCGTAACCAGGATCAACGGCTCTTGAAATTTCTTCTCCTATGCTAAAAACGTTTGTTTCATTAAAACCAGTTCTAGAATTAAAAATACCAGAATATACTAAAGCATTTGGCCTTTCTAAAGCTTCGTTAGAATCTTCTCTTAAAAAAGCTCTAACGCCTAACTCTACAGGAGCGTTATTGTAGCCTCCTCTTATTCTAGATTCTTCAATAATCCAGTTACTACCAAGAGTATCGTTAAAAACCGTTGAAACATGATTAACATTACTTTTAGGTTTAACAACACTGCCACTGTTAGTGAAATTTATACTACCATCATATTCAACTAGCTTAGTGTTGGTTCCAGACCAACCTTTATAAGGAACTCCTGGGTATACAGCATGAAACTCTTGTTTTGTTACAGGATAACTGCCAGTATAAGCACTTGAGTTAACCATTGCTTTAGTAGTGATATTCTTTAGTAAAAACGTATTATAATAAACTATTTCTTGATTAAACGCTGCCATTTTCTTTTATTTAAAAATTATAAAATGAAACACTTTTTTAGAGCTTTCTCTAGTACCAGCTCCGTAGCCACCTCCAGAACTTGATTGAGCATCTTTAGCTACAACAACTATTTCATATATAAAAGCTGCCTTATAACCACCACCAGCATTGCTAAATTGAAAATCTCTATTTTGGATAGTTCCATTATAGTTGAATTTAAATTGGAAGGGTCCGTCAGTGTGTAGTGAGCTAGACTTATAAACTGACCAAGAGCTCATAGCGTTATCAGCACCACCTCCTTGTATATAGTACTTAGGACTAGAATCTTTTTCAAACTGACCATGGTATCTAAAAGCTTGTACTATCTCAACATTTACACCAAGCAACCTTTGTTTGACATCTAGCCTGTTGTTAACACCAATAGCTGTAGTATCATTAAAAGTAGTTAAAGGTTCAAACCCGTTTGTTACAAACTCAGCATTAGCGTATCTTAAGCTATCTCCAAGATCACCTTGATTTTGGTTTAATCTCTTCTGCTCTATATAAACACAGTCTGTTGTATTGCCATAATCATTGTTAGTTGTATTTGTTTGGTTGACAATAATTGGATTGCTAGCTCCATAGTAACTAGCAGAAGAACTTGAACCATTAGCTTGAGCCATTTCATACATTGTTTTTGATGGGTGACCACTTAGCCAATGTGTCCATTGTAATTTATTACTAGTTCCTCCTGAATTAAACTCAGCGTTTAGAAATGTAGACTCCTTAACTGTTAAGTTATAAATTATAGGATCCATATTAGTAACTCTAAAGTTATTAAATACAAAATCTCTAGATATAACAGTACCTTCACTGTCAGGGCAAGTTGCAGTTAATGTAAAAGTAAATAAACAGTCTCCATCGTAAGAACCTTCTGTGAAAACATATTTTTTATTATTTTTTATTTGAAACGTAGGAGAGGTACCAGAACTACCAGCAGTTGCCTGAACTATGCTCCAATCGCTAGTAACATTAGTTCCATTACCATTAAATACTTTTTTAATTTTTATAACAGAAAGAGGGTTATTTATTTTAGCACTACCTGACATTACTTCAAAAGTATTAGTGCACGTTGTAGATATTGCATCTCCTTCTTGCAAAGCAAAAACAATTGGAGATATATCTGACAACACTCCTGTTGGTTCTGCTGTTCTTATACTATTGTTTAGTTCTGATATTAAGCCAGAAGTACTGGTTTCATAAAATATTTCTATACTGCTTTCAACCGGCGATGTTTCAAAAACATGAAGCCTTTTTGAAAATTCCCAATTTGTTTTTTGTTCACTACCAAGATAACCTAACCTACTATTTGTAGCTAATTTTAACACATAAGGGTTTTTATTACCATCTAAATAGAGTGGATCAGCCTTACCTGCTGAACCTGGATATATATAAGTATCACTAGTAAATTGACCATCTAAAGTGCCAGTGCCGTCTAAATGCTTTAAATTCACGCCTTTATACATTGTCCAGTCACCTAGATCTCTAAACTTTTTAAACTCTTCTACTTTTATTCTTTTAGGATCTAGTAGCTGCTGTGATGTTCTTATCACTTGAGCGCTAGTTTGAATACTGTTACCAGTATGTCCAGTTGCTATTAAAGGTTCACCAACTACACAAAACAAATCTGTAGTAGAACCAAATTGAGTATCTTGACTTCCTACTTCCTTAAGCTCTCTAGGTACTTTATTTATGTTATCTCCGTAAAGAACTATATGAGAGTTGCCTCCATCATCTTCAAAATCTAAATTATCTGTATTAGCACCTAGGCCTTTAAATACTATACTTCCACTCATGCTTCCAGGGACATAGACATTATAGTAGTCTTGTTGCTTTTGTTTAACTACAATTTGGTAACTATGCCAGCCAAGTGGGTTATCTTTCTCATGATACAAGCCAGGCCATTGACCTGAAGCTTCTTTTGGTATCTCTCTATTCCATTTTATTTTCAAAGATCTTCCAAAAAATTCTAAAGGATCAGATCCGCCAGCTGTATATGGTACGTATATAGTACTAGATTTATTACTTGTATCGTCATTTATTATAACGTTGCTAGTCCTACCGTATCTATCTCTAAGAACTACACCAACTTGATAAGTTCTACCTTGCTTAACAGTGTGATTAGGATGTTCTTTTATTTGTTGGTCATTATTAGATAAAACTTTTTTATCAGATATTTCTATATCATAATCTAACTTATCTAAGTTGCCATATTTTTGTAGAAAATTACCATATACTACTCTATTGCCAACCACTGCTTGGGCTAAAGCTTTTATAGGAACTATATCTGATACTCTAGTTATCTCTTTACTAGGTAAAACTTTTATAGGTTGCTGTGAGTTGTAGTTATACTCAATATAATTTGTTAAAGACGCTACAGTTATTGTAGCTTTGCTTGCTCCGTTATCTACAGCAACAGGATCATGAAAGTCTAAATCTAAAGTTAATACATCACCTACAGTGTACCCAACACCTGGTGAAACTACTTGTATAAAGTTACTGTCTAGAGGTCCATAGTCTGGATAATTCAAAGTGTTACCAGTAGATGTTGATGATCTTCTTACTTTAACTAACATTCCAGATCCACTTCCACCAGTAGCACCTACAGTATAAATACCAGGTGAAAAAGGAGTTATAGAACTATTACTTCCAGTGTTGGTGACAGTTGCAGTTGATATTCCACCAACTATTGATTCTAATTCTAAGTCAGTTACAACTTTTATATTCTGATCATCAGAAGCCTTACTTAGTATTTGTACTTCTTTTACTTTAAATTTATCTCTCAATTCAACGTTTCCAAGTGCACTAGTAACAATAGGCATTGGTATATTTAAGGTAACATTAGTTACTTCGTTTTCCATAAAAGGCACTATACCTTTCTGCCCTGCTCTTTTAGCATCTTGACCTACAAAATATCCTTTCTGCTTTGGAATAAATGCAGCTTGAGTAAATGGAGCCATTAAAGAATATTCATCATCATCAAACTTAAATCTATAACTAAACTTTAAAAACTTATCTTCCATATATTTAGAAGCGCCACTATACGCAAAACTAGTATCGTAATCTGGATTTGGCCAACTAAAACCTAGCTGATCCATAGTATCCCAACTAGATAGCACGGTAGCAGCATCATTAACTATATCTGAGCCATCTTTGTTTTCAATTTTTATTTCGCAGTCGCCATTAGCTTTTATGTCTATTCTTCTTACATAACACTCGTTTGAACCTTCTTTTGATAAGTTTGAAATTTTTATTCTTTTTTGAGCGCCATTTATTACTGATTGACTTGTTAAACTTATGTTGTGATTATTTAAAGAATTAACAGTCTGCATATGCGCTATTAAGTCAACAAGAGAGTCGTCTGTTACGTTTTTTAAAATGACTAAGTCATCACCAGAGCCAGCTGTATAAACAGATCCAAAAGCAACTAGCGAAGGAGGCAGGTACTCGTCTTGCTTATTCACAAGACCTAGTTTTTTAATACCACTAGAAGTGTCTAAAAAAGATATAGGTTGATAAGGATAATATTTAGCTACTGAAATTTGATCTTCGTTAGTATAATAGCTAGAGCTAGATTGTGCTGACTTTATGTTAATTTTTCTAGGTTGGTTGAAGTTGTCAGTAAAAAACATTAAGTCTTCGACTATATTAGCTACAACTCTAAAAAGTTTTGAAAAATTTAAAAAAGATCCTTCAACAAGTATACCCGTAAAACCTGGAGAATACATACATACATAGTTGTTACCTGTTGATTTAGTTACATTATTAACAGTGGTATTGTCAGGAAGAGTAATACTACCAGTTTTATCCACAATAGATAACCTTTGATCTGTAGATGAATTTGTTAAGAAAACAACAATAACGTCTTTAGATGCGTCTATGGCATGTCCAACAACTTCTAATCCAACTACTGTAGAAGGTATGCCAAATTCTGTAAGCTCAAAGTTACCTAACACAGTTTGAAGCGTACCTACATCATCTGATTCTGAATTACCAACTTGAATGTTTGTTGCGCTTCTATAAGTACCGTTAGGAATTAAACGATCATCTAAGTCTTGGTTCATTTTAGAACCTTGAAAAGTGTTTTTAATCTCTGCCATATTTAATGTTTAATCCACTTGCTTCTGTTTCTAAATACTTGTGATATTTCCTCTATCTTAATATTGCTTAATCTTATTTTAGCGTTTCTTAATGCTACTCTTTTATCTAGCTTAAATCTATTTACTATATATTCAGGAACTCTAGACCTCGATGAAAGTATAGCATGAGCTATAGACATATACATTGCTTGCTCAGCTAGTTTTGGAACTCTCATGTCTTCAGTTATTGCAAGTCCATCCGATACGTATTCAACTAAAATTAATTTATTAACTAATCCAGAAGAAAAACTAAAACAACCTTCTCTATCATTTATAGTAAACTTGCCGTTAACTTGAGCTTCTTCAGGTAGTAAACCAATTCTAGCACCTAAAGCTCTAGAATCTTTTGAGTATCTATAATCATCAGGAGAAGTTCTAGTAATATCTATATCGGTTTCAGAATACCTTTTTTCAATTACAGAACTTATTTGAAGATTTTTACTAAAATCATCTTGAACAGCTTCTCCATCGCTGTCTTGCGTATACATTTCAGATGGGTTACTAGTAATTCTTGTAGGGTAGATAACGTGTTTAGCTCCAACTTCATCTATCCAAGATACTTTAACGTAGTTTACATAGTCTTTTGGAAAAGGAACTTTTAAACTAGCAGGAATACTTAGTTCTTGAGCTTTTATAACCTTAAGAGTATCGTAACTAAACTCTTGCATTGATCTTCTAGCGTGAAAAACTATATCAGATCTCTTGCAAGAAGCTATTAACTTGTCAGCACCTACATAAGCTACTATAAAGTTATTTATAATATCATCTAACTTTATATATTGATATTCCCCATAATTATAAGCTTTAGCAGAAGACTTTAATTGAACATAATAATCTCCAGTTGGTATTACACTACCTGATAATACAGTAGTTCCATCTTCATATATTAAACCTGAATGAAATATTGTAATAATATTACCTGCTACACTTAAGTTATTTTCTTTTAATTTTTTATAAGCATTATTACCTGTTCTAAAATAAACTTCAAAGTTACTAGCAGAGCCTATTTGAATAGCGCTAGAGTTGAAAGCTGAAACTAAGTCTGTATTAAATGTGGTTACTGGAAGGGCTTTACCAGAACCTGACCCAGCAGCTTCACTATTAAAGTATTGCTGACCAGTGTAATACTGTCCGTCGTTTTCGTTTAGTAAGAAGTTAGTGGCCATATTTTATGATTTTTCTAATTGTTTGTCTTTAGCTAGTTCAGAAGACATAGCTTGAAGCACTACAGGATCTTTTACTATAACCCCAGCATATAGTAATATTCTTTTTATTACTTCTGTTTTTTCAGCTATATGAAGATCAAAGTTTTTAGCACCTGTGCTAGGTGTTACTGTAGTTCCAGTTGTAGTACCAGCAAATATATAACCACTAGTATCTTCATCAACTGTATAAGCCCACGTTGGATCATCAACGTTGTCTGTGCCTCCTCCGGGTTTTCTTAAATATTGAACTTTAATAGAATCTGATGCGATTGTGGTAGGATATACTAGTATCTTAGTATGTGTATCTCTAGTGTTGTCTTCCTGTAAGAAAACAGGATATGATAAAGATGGTGCTGTTAGTTTTGAATTAATTATATTGTAGAACTCTCTTCTTCCTAGTTTTTGTAGTTCTACTTCTTGACTCCCACTTGTGTAAGTAACAGAGCCTAGCCTATATAAGTCTGTGGGTACTGTAAATATACCACTTGAACCAGATACGGTTCCTTCCTTTTTAAACTGTGCTATCTTCTCATCCATGTATTCTGCTCTATCAGAATAATCAAAGTCAGTTTGAGGCTGTCTTAAATATTGATTAATGTCGTTAAAGTAATTTTCAAATATTTCATTTTGAACTTGTGCACCTATTTTATTAAATTCAGCAGGGGTTATATATCCTCTTTGCTCTTTATTTAAAATAAGTAATACAGTTTTGTATACATCATCAACATTTATCATCTTAAATATTTTAAAAAGAGGCTACAATAGTAACCTCTTATAATTATAATCACTTGTTATTTTAACTTTTTAGTGATAGTTTTGTAAACTTCTACACCTTCATCTGTCTTAAACCACGCAGCCATTGCTGAGTATGGGTTTTCGTCAAAAGGTATTGTCATTAATTTTCTACCGTTAGAACCCCAATTAAAAGTTCTTTGATCTTGAGATATAACTATTATTCCATTTTCTTGGGCTTTTATAGCTACGTTTCTTAAATCAACGTTTTCATCTTCTAACAACTCTAAGAACATAAAAGGGTTTTTCTTAGCCATTAATAGTAAGTCTCTTTTTATCTCTTTAGAGCTCATTCTACTAACTTCAGATCCAATTTCTACTCTCAACATAGCCTCTGCTTTATCTATATCTACAGATCTAGCAGCTACTAAAGCATCTATTTCTGCATTTATATAATCTACGTCTTCAGCAGCTTCTTCTGCTTTGTTTTGTTCAGAATATGTTTTGTTAAGGGCTGGGTGATATAAACTTAGTAGCTTTTGTAATGCAACTTTTTCTTTTGGAACCATCAATAGGCCATCTTCAAAAACTATTTGCTCTAATCTAGCTGTTCCTTTTTGCTCATCCATAAATGGAGAAGGCATATTTACAGCGTATCTCAGCTCTCTTTGTTCGCCTCTTTCCTCGTCAAACCATAACATGTTTTTACTTGGTAATCTAAACGACAATGGAGTGTAACTCGTGTTTAACATATAGAGCCTATCTTTAATCTCCCAAGTATTTTTTTTAATTTCTTTTGCTACAGATTTAACTGGAGCCTTTTTTTCTTTTGTTTCCATAATATAATATAATATAATAATTAAAAATAAAGGTGGCCTTTCGACCACCTTTTAATTAGGATTATGATCCTGCTTTTAACAATACAAAGTTATTTGCACCTTGCACAACTAAACATCTTTCTGATAAGAAGTGAACTTCCATGTTATCAGTAGAAGTAGTAGCTGCTCCACCAACAGATCCTAAGACCCATGATTTCATTCTACGATCTTCAGTCTCAGAAGCTCTATATCTTACGTGTAAGAAAGGACGTCTGATGTTAGATCCTAATGACTGATCATAAACAGTCGAAGTTCCAGCAGGAACCACAACACCATCTAAATCACTCATCATACCTCTTGTAGTAGCATCATTTAAGTATCTCCAATCAGTTTTGTAGAAGTCATAAGAACCTCTTCTAAAACCTGAAAAACCTAAGTTAAGTGCCATATCCTCATCGTTATCAAATAAACCATAAGAAGTACCACCTGAACCATAAGAGTTAAGACCAGCTAATAGATCATCAATCTCTAAAGTTTTAGCTCTATTTAAGAAAAGCATGTTTTCTTCAATAGCTCCTTGCTTATCAAGAGTTGAAAGTATAGAATCAAAATCACCTAAATCTAACTTTTCATTCGCAGCTCCTTGGAACACGTGACCACCTTTTTCAATTTGATCAAGCATACCTGATGTGCCTTTTAAACCAGCAGCATTTGTTCCAGGTACAGCTTCAACCATAGTCATTTCTAAGTAATCTTCAAATCTAAGTCTTGTTTCAGACTCAGCTTTTAGATACCATAAATAACCAGATGTTCCGTCTTCAGTAGCAACTTCAACCCAACCAATCTGCGCAGCATCAGAACCATTAACTTCGTAATAGTCTTTAATGATTACAGGATTGTTTGTTTTAGTAGCAAATTCAGGCTGTAAAGCTTCTGTTCTACCAGCTGAACCTTTTGCATATTCAGAACCAAAAACAAACAAGTTAACAGCATCCGCAGCAGCTAGGCTAGCATTAGTTAATGCAGCATAGTTGTAAGGATCAACTGTGATAGTTGTTACTAAGTTACTAGAAGATGTAGCTCCAGTAACTGTAGAATTAGCTGTAACAATAGCTACAACTCTCTTGTCTGAATCAGTCTTTAGTATAGTTAATAAGTCACCAACTCTAATAGCGCAATTCTCAGCACCAGAGTGAATCTCTATTTTATTAGCCGTGTGACCATCAGATGCTTTTAACTTAGCTCCAGCGCCAGCTGCGAAAGCTTTGTACCCGATGTGTAGTCTATTTTGTTCAGACCAAATTACTTGATCCGATGTCATTGGCATCTCTGCGCCAACCATTCTTAAGAACCCGTTTAAAGTTCTGTTTCCGTATCGCTCTACTTCCTCTTCGTATAACTCAGGTAAGTATTGCTTTGACCAACCCTCTCCATTAGCTTGAAAGTCCAAATAATTACCATTGGTAAGATTTTGTGCTTTCTCAGGCATAATAGCGGTAGAGTCGTGTGTGCTTGAAAATGTATAAGCCATGTCTCTATTTTTTTATTAATTGTTATCGTTTTATTTTTAATCTAGAACTAGTTACACCTCCGACTGCTCTTACTTTTAAGCCTCCAATATCCATTGTAGAAGCACTATTTCTAGGCTCAGATGATATATTTTTAGACTTAGCCATAACGTTTTTTACAGCGTCAGCTTTACCTTGTTCATAAAAATGCTTAGCAATTGCATCAGCATTTTCTCCTGCAAAAACAGCTTTATGATAACCATTGAAATCTTTAACATTACCTTCACCGTCCAGAAACTTCTGAACAAAATTAGTTAAATTCGATTGTTTATCAGCAACATCGTCAGCGTTGTTAACGCCATATCTAAACTGTTTCTCACCTAAGTTAAATTCAAAACCTTTGAAATTATTAAAGTAATCTTTGGTTTGTGACTTAAACGTATCGTGTTGTTGTTCAGCTTTTTCTTGCTCTTTGTTGTATCTGTTGAAAAACTCAGTAGCTTTTTGTTGGTCTTGAGTTACGCCGGGTCTCAACTTGATTTCGTCGTAGTATTTACTCTTTGTTTCCTCTAAAAAGCTTCTAGCTTTTGCAACTTCTTCTTTGTACTCTAGTTTTTTCTTTTTAATCTCTCTATCTTCAGCAGTGTCCTTGTCGTAAGAAAACTTATCCTCTAATAAAAAGCTTATTTCTTCAGAGTCCAAATGCGGTTTAGTAGTTTTATAATACTCTAGTAATAGAGCATCACTATCTACGTTAGAATAATCTCTATTTAATCTAACATAATCTTCTACTGTTCCACCTGTTTCTTTCATAAAATCAACTAACTTTTCCACGTTTTCAGGTAAGTTAGCTTTAGCTACTTCAGGTTCAGGTGTTTTAATCTCTTCTTTTTGTTTTTCTTCTTGCTCTGTTATTTCCATTATAGGAGAGTCTGGCGTTTTTTCTACTTGCTCTACTACAGGTTTTTCTTCAGCAACAGGTTCTTCTTTTACAACTTCCTCTACTTTAGCTTCTTCAACTTCTTCTTTTGTTTTAGCTTTTACTATTGTTGCTTTTTCTTGAGAAAGTTTTTTAGGGGTTTTTTTAATTTTAAAAGAACCTTCTTCTTTTGTTTTTTCTTCTGACATAATATAATATAATAATTAATAATTGCTACCCCATTAATTGGCTAAGGTTTAAACCTTGGTCCGCCTGTGGTGTAGGCATAGCATTTTCAGGTGCTATTTTTTCTTGCTGGGTTTGTCTTTGTTCTTGACCCTGCATTGAAACTCTTTTATCTTTACGATTTTCTTTTGACGAATCTGAATCAGTTCTTGCTTTAGCTTTAAGCTCTTCTAATTGCATGTCATACTCAAACTGAGACTGCATTAGTTGTTGTTTTACTTGTGCTTCTTGTTGAAGTTTTTGTATTTCAAATTGAGACTTAGCTTGTTCAAGTTGTATTCTTTGCTCATTAAGAACTTGTTGCTTTTGTGTTTCAGCTAAAGAAGTTTGCTCTGCTGCTTGCGCTTGAGCTTGTGACTGAGCCTGCATATTTTGTTGTTGCACAGCTTGCTCTTTAGCCATTTTTTCTTCACGCTTCTTTTTTAACATTCTATTAGCTAGCTTTAAGTTTTTAACTTCTCTAAGCTCTATAGCATCTTCTAAATATATTTGCCCGCCTTGTAGTGCTACTTGTATATTTTGCTCTAATAATTGATTTTCTGCTTCGTCAGGTTCTAGATTTAAAGATATTCCAAAATCTAATAGGCTACTATTTTCCAACTCTTTTAATGTTTTAGAGTTATATAAAGAAACACTTTGTATTAAAGCTTGATAAGTTGTAGGAAAAGCTATTGCATCTGCTATTCTCATGCTTATATTCTCACAAGTTCTTAGCGTAACATACAAGCTAGATTGTAATATGTGTCTAGTTGCTACGTTAGAATTTGCTGCAGCAAGTTTTTGTAAACCTACTAAAGCATACTTATCTGGATTACTACCATCTCTAGCTTCGTTAAGCCCGGTAACGTCTCTTATCATTTGTAAGTAATATTGATAAGTTTGTATAAGTCCTTGTATTTTACCCATACCATTGTTAGTGTTTAACTCTTGTATAGGGACTCTACCAGGATTACCAGTACCATCTTGAGTCATTGACCTACCTACAATACTACCAGTTTGAAAATACATATTCAAAGCTTCTGCTGGATTATAGCTAGTTCCGTTTCCTAAGTCTACTTCTGACAATCCGTCTATGTCCATATAAACACCATCAGGTATTATTCTAGACATTACCTGTTGTAGCTTTAAATGTGTAACTTGTATCATATCAGCAAATGCTGTAATTCTACTAACTAAACTTTCTATTCTACCCTTGTACATTCTAGGTGCTACTAAAGAATAATTCATATTAACCTTAGTAATATCAGCTTCAGGCCTAGTCATGTTTTTTGACATACCCCATTTTAGCATTTTATTAGTTCCTAAAACTTTAGCACCAGAATATAATACTTCTATAGATCTATGAGCTTTTTTAAAGTTGTCAGTTTCTTCAGCTTCTAAAAAAGTATCTTGTTTTTCTAAAGCTTTTTCAAAGCCATTATCTTTTTTCTTTATTTTAAAAACTTGGTTAGTATAAGTTTTGTAATCAAAGTATAAAACTTGAACAGTTTGATTATCATACTTAGCGCCTAAAGACCTAGTGTTCTGAGCACTTCCGCGGTATTTTTGTAAATCTTTTATATCTTCAGGAGACAAGTCAGGAAACTGTTTTACTAACTCAGCTAAGCTTATTGATTTAACTTCACCAATATAATACAAATCATCAAAATAAGGATCTTCAGTAAATGAATATACTAAAGAAGATGGATCTACGTATTCTACTTTTATACCTTCACTTTCATTAAAGTTTGTTTTAGTGCAAGCTATACCTAATACTGTTAGGTCATAGTTTAATCTTCTTCTAATTAAATCATATTTATTTTTATCTAATATATAATTTATAGCTTCTTCTTGAGCAACCTCTATAGATTGTTTGTAATCAAACTGCATGTGAGCTTCTATATCTTCGACTTGCTTAGGTATGTTTTTTCCTTTAGGACCTCTTGAAACATCTTTACCAGTTGTTCTTTTAACAGCTTCTATATACTTAGCTGCATTAATATCTTCAAGTATGCTTGTTGCGTATTCAGTTCTTTTCTGAACAGATGTAGGATCTTGTGAGTAAGCTTTTAGCTCGTAATTTCTTTGTGATATACCGTTAACTAATATATCTACAAACTTAGGTACAACTGGTACAGGTTTCCAGTCTAAGTTTAAATAAGATAAATCACCATTAATAGATAGTTCGTCTTTGTATTTTTGAACAGATTGCTCTCCTCTTGCATATAGTCTAAGTCTGTGGAAGTTGTTATAGTTGGTGTTAAACCTATCGTAAACTCCTCTATCGTTTCTAAACCACTCATTTTCTATAGCTCTACCTACAGCTAGCCCGTACTCTAGTGTAGCTTTTTCTGATTCAGGTACTACCTGATCTGGAAATGAACTATTATAATTAGTATTTATCATTTATATTAATTTTGAATTATACCCTGTATTGTCATATTTTTTAATACTCAAACTAACTCCGTTACTTTTTTGTAAAGCTGTAGGCTTGTATTTATTTTGATTTACTGCCATTATAGCCAAACCAGAACTAATTGAAGCATCATGTTTAGTTCTATTGTTAATGTTGAACTTAGCCCAATCTTCTAATGTATTTTGAAAATATATATTGCCATATTGGTTATTTTCACCAATACCAACGTGGTTTTCTATATAGCTTTCAATAGCAGCAGCATGCGCTTGCTTAATATCTTCACTGGTGTTAGGTATGCCACCAATTTCTTTTTCAGTTGTAGAAAGCTTGTTCCAAACTTTATCAGGCCTGTTTATGCTAAAACCTCTATAGCCTCTTCTTTTTAAATAATACAATAAACGAGGTTTGTTGTTCTCTGCTAGTATAGGCATCCCATAAAAGTGAAGTGCCATTAGAACATCCTCAAAGAACACCTCGGCGGTTTGTGGTCTACATATATACTCTAAAAAGAAATGGTTTGGTGGAGAGTCAAATAAGCTAAACTTAGTTAATCCATGAAGTGCTCCTTTACTGCCGCGACCATCAACAGTACCGCTAATATCATAAGAGTCACAGCCGAAAGCTCCAACATCTTTATTACCTGGATGCTTAATACCATTTTTAATTATTATATTGTTTTGCATTTCTAAATTAGGAACCCAAGATACTAGAAATCTTCCATTTTTATTAGGAACAAACTCTACTTTAGTGTCTTTTATACCTTTTTGCCAATAAAAACTTCCTTGAGTAACTAGCTTGTTGTTTTCAAAATCAGAGTTGTAATCAATTTGTTCGTATATCTTAGTTAAGTTAAACAAACTATCTTTAGTTTCGTCTCTAAAAGCATGAGCTTCAGTTCTTGGAAACTGTCTGTAATATTCATTTAAGCTATCACTATCTTCTTTTAATCCTGCAACTTCGTTTTCCCAGTGTTCAATAACTCCTGTTGTAATTTCATAACCATCTGCTCCTTTGATATTATCTTGTCCTCTAACGAATACAGGCAATCCGTAAGTATCGATGAATCCCTCGTAGTTCCACTCCATAGGTATGAACAAGCTATAGAGTCCAGAAGCAGTTTGTCCGTTTCTATTTCTTTTTGTAACGTTTGAACTTTCGTATAGTTTTTTAAAATTGTCTCCACCTTTATCTAAAGCATTTGAAGTTGAGCCCATCATACATTTGCCTACAATCCTTGATCCTAGCCTTAATGTGGTTTTTGTAACTCTCCAGTTATTTAATATATTATCAGGTCTTTCCCACTTACCACTTTCATCATGAGCTAATAGTTTTAGCTTTTCACCATCATAAGAGTTGTCACCTGTATTTTTCCAGTCAATTGTTGTATCAAGTCCATCTAATTCTCTTAATTGCTCATTGCTCTCAAGCTTCCTTCTAGTAAGCTTCGAAGCTGGAACTCTGTATGCAAGTTCTGTTTTAGGACGATCCATACCGTCCTGGATCGGTTTGAAGAAAAACGGATAGTTAACGGATATTGG